AGGCGGTATTTTCTGATGAAGATGGTAATTTTGATAAAGAAAAAATGAATACTTTTATGAATAAAATTTATATGGAAAATGTCTGGTGTTTTCAAAAGGATAAAGACGATTTTGACATGTTTCGACACAAAAGAGTGATAAGTTTAGATAATTTTTTCTAAAAAGTGCTTGACAAACCCCCTATAATATGAGATCATCATATAGTGATTTGGTTCTCTATATGGGATTTTTGATATGAATGATGTTGTGATGTTTACAAAGAATTCGAAAAGTCTTCTTGCCAAACTAATGGCAGAAGAAAACATTTCGGTTCAACACAAGAATATTGAGACTGCTTACTTTGATGTAAGAAATCGTGTTCTTGCCCTCCCTCTTTGGAAAGATATGTCTGGTACACTTTATGACCTACTGGTAGGACATGAGGTGGGACATGCTTTATATACCCCCGCAGATGAAGGTGTTTTAGAAAATGCAATTAAACGTTCTAATAAAGCGTTTGTTAATGTTGTAGAAGATGCTCGAATTGAAAAATTAATGAAACGAAAGTTTCCCGGCTTGCGTTCATCTTTCTTTAAAGGTTATGATGAACTTCATGATAAAGACTTTTTCGGAATCACTGATTTCGGTAATATGTCATTTATCGATAAAATCAATGTGTTCTTTAAGTATCCTTCGAACCAGTATGACCTAAAAGGTTACTTTACTGCAGAAGAACTCTCATATGTAAAGATGGTTGCCGAAACCGAAACATTTGCGGAAGTTGCTGATGTTTCAGAAGAAATCTTTAATTTCATTTCTGAAAAAGTAAAAAAAGAAAAAGAAAATCAGATGCAAAGTTCTTTTGCACCATCTGATGCAGAAGAAAATCCAGATGAACAAAGTATTGATACTTCTTCTGATAGTTCTGAAGAGATTGAAGATACTGACGGTAGTGGTGATGCTAGTCAAGAAAAAAATTCAGAAAATGAAAGTGATGATGAGGGTTCTGACTCTTCTTCAGAAGAGAAAGTTTCTGCAAACAGTGGTTCTCCATCAGCCAGTGAAAAAACTTCCAAAACATCTATTGGTGGTAAGGAAGGTGGTTCTGGACTTAATGATAGTGAGTTTGTTTCTAAGACAGCAACCGACCTTGCAGATGCACTTAAAGAATTGATAGATCATGAAGCAACTATCACATATCTTGATATTCCAAAATTCAATGTAAATGATTATATTATTCAGTGGACTGAAGTTCGTGATGATCTTGCAAAGAAGTTAGATATGAGTTTGATTGCAACTGAAAAAATGAAGAACCATTGGACAAACTCGTACACTAATCTTCTTGCAAAACATAATAAAACAATTTCTTATCTTGTAAAAGAATTTGAAATGAAGAAATCTGCTGATGAGTATGCGAAAAGTTATATTGCAAAGTCTGGTAATATCAACTCTAACAAACTCTGGAGTTTCCAACTGAATGACGATATCTTTAAAAAGAAAAGTGTCATTCCAGAAGGTAAAAACCATGGTATGGTTATGCTTGTTGACTGGTCAGGTTCTATGCATCGTCAATTGGTTAAAACAGTAGAACAGACAATTATTCTTGCAACATTCTGTCGCCGAGTTGGAATTCCTTTTGAGGTTTACAACTTCAGTGATCAAAATCGTTCTAGAGGTGATAAACATGCAATCTTGGATTCTCTAGAAGTAGGAGATCATGTTTTATCCCAAAATGTAAAACTTCACTGCATGTTGTCTCATAAAATGAAAAAATCAGATTTCTATGAGGCATGTCGCCAATATATCAATCTTGCATATGCGAATGTATACTGTATATACGGCGTGACTTATGAACTGGAACAATACCGTATGGGGGGAACTCCTCTTAACGATTCTTTAATTATTCTGGATAGAGTAGTAGAACGGTTTCGTAAAGAAAACTCGGTGCAAAAAATGAGTTTTGTAGTTTTGACAGATGGTGAGGCAGGAGATCATTTTGAACAAGTCGCCGAATCTTCTGACGGACATAGATATATCTCTCATAATATATTCAGCTGGCGCCGCACTCACAAATCCACCTTAGTTTTTGTAAAGGATAAGAATACAGGAACATTCTTTTCTTATGATACAAAAAAACATAGTCAGACTGATGCATATTTGGATTATATGAAAAATAAACATAGTGCCGCTTCTATTGGGTTTTATGTTGTGAACAATATTCGAGATTTGAAAAGCGCTATCTATAACTATATGGATAAACAAAATGATTGGACTGCTGTTTCATCATACTTAAAAGAGTCTCGTACCAAGGGTTTCTTGACAGCTACTAAGTGCGGATATGATGAGTATTACATTCTTGATATGCGTAATCAAGGCAGTGAAGATGAATTGGAAGTTCGTGATGATATGACTAACGCAAAAATTGCAAAACAGTTTGCAAAATTCCAATCCAAGAAAAAAACCAGTCGCCAACTTTTAAATAAATTTGTTGATTTGGTGAAATAAATGCCAAAAACTATTGACAACCCTAGTAGTTTTTGGTATTATATACTTGAAATGATGATTTGTGAAACCTTCCCTGTGGAGAATATATAATGTGGAATAAAGACAAAAAGGTAGAGTTCCTTTCAAAACTCCAAACCAAGTATGGTAGTGTTGTCCGTAAAAAAGACATCCTTGCAGAAGCAGAAGGTTTTGGTGAGGCAACTCCCCAATGGCTATGCAAAACACAAAACCGTCAAGGACATGGTTCCTATAATGTAAGTAATGTGTTCAACATGATTACAGGCAACGTTGTCCCTATTACAAAAACAAAAAAGTCGGCAGTATCGATGCCAGAACGTCATACAGAATCATTGGTTCCAGAAAAAGATCCAAACTTTGTTAAGTTTGGGTTCTACAATGATATGAAAAAGATTCTTTCATCACAAATCTTTTATCCTGTTTTCATTACTGGACTTTCTGGAAATGGTAAAACCTACGGTTCTCAACAACTTTGCGCCCAACTGAAACGTGAATGTATTACTGTTCCAATTACTATCGAAACTGATGAATCAGATTTGTTGGGGGATAAAACCCTTGTTGATGGTAATGTAGTCTTTTCGCAAGGCCCTGTTGTTGATGCAATGGAACGTGGTGCTGTTCTTATTCTTGATGAAATTGACCTTGCATCAAACAAGATTATGTGTCTACAATCTATCATTGATGGTAAGGGAGTTTACCTAAAGAAAGATAACCGCATGGTTCGCCCTGCGCCTGGGTTTACAGTTATCGCAACTGCAAACACAAAAGGTAAAGGTTCTGATGATGGTCGGTTTATCGGTACTAACGTTCTGAATGAGGCGTTCTTGGAACGATTCAAAGTGACCTTTGAACAGGAGTATCCTACTCAACCAGTAGAGAAGAAAATTCTTACAAACCATCTTACTTCCTTTGGTAAGGTAGGTTCTGAAGAAACAAAAATTATCGAAGACCTTACTACTTGGGCTTCTGCAATTCGCCGAACCTTTGAAGAAGGTGGTATCGATGAAATTATTTCTACTCGCCGTCTAGTCCACATTGTCGAGACATATTCAATCTTTGGTGATGTGTTCAAGGCAGTAGAACTTTGTACAAATCGTTTTGATGAAGATACAAAGTCATCCTTTGTTGACCTATTCACCAAGATTAACGGTGGTGAAGATGTCGCAAACATGGGAACTAATGATGATGAACTATTCAATGAGGAACCATTTTGATAGATTATAAATTCAACGAAGATGTATTGCTCGAAGAAATTCGGGCATACATTGACAAAACATATGAAGGACATTATTCTGAAAATACTTTCCAGTCTACAGAAGTAATCATGGCCCGTGGTCATGGTGAAGGATTCTGTATGGGAAATATTGACAAATATTCCAATCGATATGGAAAAAAAGGCGAAACGCCAGAAGATTACAGAAAAGACTTGATGAAAATCATTCATTATGGTATACTGGCTTTATATAATCATGATAAAACATATGGAGAAAATTATGAGCATTAATTTGAAGCATTCCGACAATTTGGATCGAGACTATAAAAAGTTAAGTTCCCCTAGAAAATCTTATGTTAAGGAT